TGCTGCTCTCTTTAATGTAGACATAGCAGATTCAATTTCATATTTTCTCATGTCAGCTTTATTACTGCCAAAAATAGAAATACCAACTGAAGAACTTGCTTTCTTAGCTGGTGTTGATTTAGTTGTTGTTTTTTTAATTGCCATTACTTTTTCTTTTTAGGTTTAACCATTCCACCTTTTTTTTGTTTTTCTAGTTGCGAACCTTTAGGGATATCTGCTGCACTAACACCAAACATTCTACCCATATTAGGTAAAGCTTCATATACTTTTTTAGCTGTGCTTGCTTTATTCATATACTCATTAAGTTGTTTTTGTTGACTTGATGTTAAAGTTCCTGTTTCATTTTTAACAGAACCTGATTTTTTTACATATGTACTACTAGTCCCCATACCTCTTTTCTGATGTGACAATGCATCTAATTCAGCTTTTGTAAGTTTTGGTTCAGTAGTTTTAGGTTGTATTTTTGTAGGTACTGAAGGTATAGTTTTTTTAGGTCCTGAAGTAGATACTCTAGTATTATCAGCACACTCACGGCAATTAGGTGGTGTACCACATTGACCTCTAGGACATGCATTCTTAGTTGAAATTCCTTCTTTAGCTTTAACTAATTTTTTAACTGGTTTCTTTGTTGCCATTACTATACTTTTTTAACTCTTCTTCCCATTCCTACTTTAGACTTCTCAGCTTTTTTAGCAGCTAGTTTAGAAGGAGTTAGTTCATACTTTGTTTTAGGAGTATCCTTTGATACTCTTTTTGTAGGCCGGCAGTATTCATTTTTACCACCGGCACCACAAGGTTTTCCTGATTTAGTATCTTGCCATTTCTCTGCTTGCCATCTTTTAAGTTCAGTACCGGCTTTAGTTTTTCTAACTGTACCTGAACCTTTCCTACATTTAGCAATAGCCTGTGAAGCTCTTGCTGAAGGAAACACAGCATACTGTGCTTTTACTTTACTGTAGCAAGCATCTTTAGGCATCTTAGCAAGATTTACCTTTCATAGCCATACCATATTTAGCTTGAGGTACAGCTTTCTTAGGAGCTTTACTTCTTGGCTTAGAAGGTTTCTTAGCTGTACTAGAAGCAGCAGCTTTAGGATTAACTCCAGCTTTAACACCTTTAGAACCAGCAGATTTAGCCGCTACTAATTTAGTATTAGAATTTACCATACCACCAGTTTTGTACATTTTTTTCATTGTCATACCACCTTTTTTATAACCAGTGGGTTTTGTATAACCAGTAGGTTTTTTCATCATCATCAATGGTAATTCTCCTGGTGTAGTATCTGAATACATCCTGTCTACAGCAGATGCACCTCTAACAATTTTCATTGGTTTTTTATAACCACCGGTTGAACCTGACTTGTTAATCATGTCATCATTCATCTCAATACCATCCTGAGCTTTTCTTAATGGTTTTTTAGTACCATCTTTTTTCATCATTGTTTTGCCATACATGGCTTTAGACATTTTTGTTGCCATTTTATTTTTATTTTAAGAGTTCCAATACTTTTCACAGGCTATGTTTAGGTCTTTTAAAATGTCCTCATTTAAAGGGTTTTTCAAGAACTCAACAACATCAGATACATTCCTACCAAGCAAAGCACTTGACTTACTGTGGTAGATATATCCATCTGCCTTATTAATAATATACTTAAAAAATACGGAATCTCTAACAATTGATTTAATTTTTAATGTTTCCATATCCATATTAGCTGTTTCCATAAATGATTTTGCAGCTCTTTCTTTGTTGGTTTCACCACCATCACCATTAATGTGTCTATCCATGTTTTCATAAATAACATCCAAGGGTGTTGATCTTTTATATTGTGTACTGTTAATATCTACAACTTTTGCAATGTAAAATAACTTAGTACTATTTTTATCAAATAATTTTTGTAGTTCAGACAATGCTTTGTTACGGAGTTTTTTATACTCTGTTCTATACATAACAGTTTCCTCTTCTTTATCTAAGTAAAACTTAGGAGGAGTTGCTCTTGATCTAGCATCATCAAAACTTCTACATACAATAGAAAAACCACCTGCCTCAATAGCATATAGTTTAAGTCTATCATATGGGTCTTTTAAATCTAAGAATGTAGGCTCATTACCACATGATAAATAAATTTTATTCCAAAATTCTGTATTATCAGGTTTAAGTAACTTTACTTTATTCCAAAATTGGGGATCATCAATTTCAATAACATTTGCAGCTAATTCTTTTTCAAATTCAATTATTGCAGTTCTTATTTCTTTTACTCTTGCATCTCTGTCATCTGGCATAAGTAATTTAATCTCTGGAGCAAATTCATTTAGACCAGTGATGTATCTTATTACACCATTATTTTCTAAACAAGCTAATTGCTCAGTATGGGTTACTCCATCAAATAAAGAGATACCATAAGTTTCTAATCCCATATTAGAAGCTGAATTGTCAAAGAACGGGCGGATGGCTATGGAAGTTTTTTTAATTGTTCCTTTGCCTGTTTCTACCATTGTGAAATTTTCCATTGTTGTTGGTTTTTGTTTTTGTTGGTTTTAAAATTTAAAAAAAAGGAGGAGTTACCCCCTCCCTTATATATAGAGACTGGTTAGAAAGATCCACCAGTGATTGGGTTTCTCATAACAATTTTCAAGACTTTAGTTGGATCTTTTACCCAAATAGCCGGCATAGTTTGAGACATCATTACACGGTATCCATTGAATTGACCAGAAGACTGGAATCCTTGAGTACGGCCCATGTAGTCCATTGTACCATTTTGATACCACCATTTCAATTGATTATCCCAAGATAATTTCAACAAGAAAATGTTGTCATTAGTGTTATCTGTGATATCAAAGATAATGAATGAGTAAGAAGATAATGGGAAACCATCAATGATTGGGTTCTCAATATCATTTGTATGAACATTGTCAAATGCTGGGTTAAGTACAAACTTAACATTTGCCAAGAATGGAATTACATAAGAAGTGTAAGCAAATCCAAAATTCAAGTCCATACCTTTACCAGTGATAGCACCTATATCAGCAGCTTGAATTAATAAACCTGAAGATACAGCCTCACGTCTGATAGCTTCATTTACCATTCTCATTCCACCCATACCTGTTTGTACAACTAGTGAACGCTTAGGATCTGGACCTTGGAACTCAACTTTACCATTGAAGAAGTTGTAGATCTCTCCACGGAACAAATCAAGTGTAAAGTTATTTTTGTTATATACTCTTTTGAATGAGTTATCCAACTGTCTCCAAAGACCCACTGATAATCTTAGATCATCTGGACCATCTTGACGTACTCTACCACCTTGACCCCACATTAAGTAAGTCTCAATATCTGATGCTACCTTAGAAAGGTGAGCAGCTTCCATTTGTGTTAAGAAAGTTCTAGATAAATCTCCATTGTCAAAAGCACGTTTAACTTTGTCTTTACCCATTACTTTAACCATGTCATCCAAAGATGAAATTGATGGATCAACTGATTTGTCAAATGTTCTCCAGATCTCAGTTACAGGAACTGTACCATCTGCATTCATACCACCTTTGATCATTAAGTCAGCACGGCTAGAGATAGAATAATGTACGTGAGCTTCAGCACCACCAACAAAGTTATAGAATTCACGGAATCCTGTTCTTGTTGTGATATCAGAGAATCTCTCACCATATTCTCCACGGGCAGAACCTTTACGGAAAACTTTAGTACCATTAGCCAAGTACTTGTTGTCTAAGTATTTGAAGTTGTCATTGTTTACTAACTGAACAGTATAGATAAATGCATCTCCTAAAGGAAGAATATCTTCTGCAGTAATGTACATCTCAACACCATTGTATTTGTCATAAGTGATGATATCACCATGTCCAAACTCTCTACGGTTTAACTTGATACGGAATGTTGCACCTTCAAGACCTTTAAAAGTATTGTCTGGTTCAATATCCTCAAGGATATAAGGTAGATCAATTGATACAGGTGTTTGCCATCTGTACTCACCACGAGCATTATCAACCATGATAACATTCTTGCCACCAAAACTTGACATTTGGTAAAGTGGCATTTCAACTTTCTGAGCCATAGCCCATAAGTCTACTGGACCTAAATCCATTGGTTCTGCATCTTTTAGCATGTTTACCAAGTGGTAAGAATCCACATGAGAACTAGCTTGGTAGGCTGTATCCCGGAGGAATATACCATTGTTTAAAACTGGAGTTGCCATTTTTATATTTGTTTATTTGTTACTATTTAAAATCTCTTGAACAAGTTGTTTGGTCTTGAGATGGTTTTTTGTGCTGTTTGTCTAGAACTTGGTCTTCTATCCTCTTCATCATTAGAACTTGAAGATGATAATTTTCTAGACTCTTCTGTTTTTAATTGTCTTACTGTTTTTTCTACAGCTGCTTTACTTCCTTGATCTTTAATCTTACTTTTATAACTTTCAGGATCTGCAAGTAACCATAATGCTTCTGCAATCAGGTCATGTCTTGGTTCTACAAACTGATACTTCTCTAATAAGTGTCCAAGTAAGTTTGTTGCTTTACCAGAAATTGAAGGGTAATTAGGTTGAACCAATCCAGAGTATAATAAGCTCTGAGTTTTTTTATCCAACTTTATACCATTTACCTCACCAGTTACTAATGTATTATAAACATTATCTTGGTATTCTTTTGCTGCATGTTCTTGTTGATCTTTCTTAACTTCTTGTTCAGCTAATTTTCTTGCTATAACAGCTTCTTGCATTTTATCTAACTTAGGTTTGAACTGGTTAGCTTTTTGTTGTAGCTTATCCATATCTTGCCAATCTTGTATCTCAGATTCTATTTCTTCTGCTGTACCAAAATTAGTTGCCCAAAGATACTGTCTTGCAATCTCAGCTTGATCATATTCATCAGAAGGATCAAGTTGTCTCATTTCTTCTACCTGTGCTAAGGTTCTAAACAAACCTTTAAGATCTTCTCCACCATCAGCTACATACTTAGCTGCATATTGAAGTTCTTCAGGAAGAGCATTAAAGAATTCTTTAGGAACATTGTTTCTTAATTTTGCTTCTCTGTCTTGGAAGTTAGCTTCAAAGAGTTCTCTAAAATCTTTTGTTGTGTAATCTTCTAAAGATTTCTCATCATCAAAAGGTATTAACTCACCTTCTTCAATCATTTTTTGAGCTAGTTCATAAAGACCTGACTTATCTACTTTAGGTCTTCCTTTATTACCAGCATCTTCTTCTTGAGAAATTAATCCATCAAGTTCTGCAATAGTCTCATCAACTTCTGCTTTCTTTTCAGCTGCTTCCTGTTTTTCTGCAGGAGTGCTAACTGTGTTGTCAAGGAACGTAGTATCTATGTTTTCACTAGAGAACATAGTCTTTGGTTTGTCATCTTCTTTACCATTTGAAGGAAGCATTACACTTTCCGCACCTGGTATTCCAAAGAGTTCATCAATATTTACATCTACTTGTTCTACCTTTGTAGAATCATGGACCTCATTAAGGTCTTTTACGTCATCAGTCATTGTTGTTGGTTTTTGTTTATAATTTAATATACAAAATAAACTTGACAAATTTAAAAGTCAACTGATAATTTTTTGCAGTATATAGCTAACTACTTTTTATTTTTATCTGATTTACTTTTACTGTGAAACTTATTCTTGTTTTCTTTAGCAATTTGTAACTGTTTATCAGCTATTTCTTTTTGAGTCTGAAGCTTTTCTCTTTCAATTTGGTTCTTCTGAGAATCAATATTCATTCTGTTAACTTCCTTTTCTCTTTGTAGATTAGTTTGGTCTTGATACTCTTGAGTTTGTCTCATCTCTTTCATTGCATCAACATAGTCTGATTCTTGATTCTTATTAATATCAACCATTGCACCCATACCAGAAGCTCTAATTTCAGCAACCAAGATATCTCTCTGTCTGTTTTTCTCAGCTTGAAGATCTTCATGTTCTCTTTTAAGTTTTTCTTCTGCAGCTTGTGCTTGTTGTGCTTGTTCTTGCATTTGCTGTTGTTGTTGCATCTCTTGTTGCTTAGACTGTTGTTGTTTAGCCTCAGCATCTTTAAGTACATTATTTAAGGTAGCAATTGAATCTGACTGAACAACTTTACCAAGATCATATATTGATGCACCTGTAGTGTTATTATTCATAGCCATTCCTTTTAATTGTTCTAGAATAGCTCTATGATTTGCATTAGTTGTAGCAAAAATATTAAGATCTCTCATTAAAAGATCTGTACCATTTAACTGGAAGTTTACTTTCTCATCTGCAGATGTAAGATAAGTAAGTCTAACTGATGGTTTTGTTGAATTATAATACTGAGCTAAGTCAGTTCTCATTTGATGTACCCTGGGCATTAAGTAATCTGAATGCTGCATAAAGTACATTTCAGTTTGTGCATATGATGATTGCATAGCTTGTTCTACTCCGGTAGCTGTAGTTTGAGATAACTGTTGTCCCATCCTTTGAGGATTAACACCTATTACTTCATAAGCCTGTTGCTTAAAGTGATTAGCTAATTGTATCCTTGACATTAATCTCTCTGTCTGAGATAGATCTAGTTTCTGAAAATGTTGGAAGTTTAATGCATTTTCAGTATTAGTTATAGAGGTATCTAAAGGTAACATCTGAAAATTCTTCATTGCTACATAAGCTTTAGCTAAATTACCTTTTCCCCAGTCTTCTCCTAATGAGTGTCTTGGTAAGGCATTTTGATCTAATAGGATTACTGTACCAAGTTCATCTACTAAGATATCAGCTATTTGATTATTAACTATGTTATATCCAATCTGATATGGCTTCATTAAATCAAGTAAAGCGGTTGACTTAGTATTTCTATCTGAGAATACAGATCCTTCTACTGGAAGCTTACAACCATAAAGAGATGATTCTCCTTTAAACTGAAATTTTAATGAACCAATTTTATTTTTCTGAACTCCTAAGTATAAGGGTGAGAATCCTCCGGGGTTATTCATACCCCAGAAACTTGGTAAATTTGGTCCTATTTTTACACCACCCCAAGTTTGATTAATCCAAATCCAGTCTATGTGTTCACCAAATACTAAATTCTCTTTATTTTTGTTTTTAAATAACCTAGTATCATAAATTGGTTTATCAGTAATCTTATAATCCTCATTAATAATCTCATTAGTTACATCACCATTTTCTGTTATCTTAGTTAAATGACCCACTTTACGTTGAGACTTCCAATAAGCTTGAGTTACTCTTAATAAATATGCAGTACCTTGATCATAATAATCTTCACCTTCCATAAGGATTTGATTAATGATATCACCACCCTCTAATACAGCACCAGAAAAAGCTGTTGTATATTGTCTATAACCAAGTGATGGCATGTTTGTATTCCATTCATGAGATTTAGTAGAATCATAATAACTACCATCATTTTGCATACCACCAATGTTATAACCTGCAGATCTAATTGGATATACAGCTTCTAAAGCTTCCATTTGTTCTTCTGTCATAAGATATCCAAACTTATCAATTACATCTGATACAGTCATCATATCTGTTTTACCAACCCAGTTTCCTTGAGATATATATCTGGCATCTGGAGATTTATGATAGAATGTAATTACAGGATTCCATAGTTCTATTTCATAATCATCTTCCATCATTTTAAAATGCCAGAACTCTCTATCTGTAATTAACATATCTCTGAATGCTCTTTCTTCAAGTTCATCCATGCTAAATCTTGCTACATCTACTTTATGTTGATGATCTGCCCATTGCTCTATCATAGACCTATAATCTTTTTTAAAGAAAGATTCTATCTCTGGTAATGACTTAAGATTCTCTGGACTTAACTGTTGTTGTGCTTCTTCTGAATTTGGATCCATACCTTGTTCTAGTAAAGCTGCAGTAATTTTAGTAGATGCATTTGATAATAATGTATCTTCTATCATTTTTCTTTTTTCTTCTAACATTTCATTATAAGAAAACTCATCAACAGCCCTGTATGTTAATCTGCTTGATCTTTTAGCAAACTCAGCCACTAAAACATTAATAACATTTGGTATAATAGGATAGAACTTAAGTTCAAGAGCTGAGACATCTTCTTTAGTTAATACTTCAACTATGTCTCTCATTTCATTATTCTCTTCAACTATATAATCAGACTTGTCTATAACACCTTTTGCTAATTTATAATTCTTCATCAATCTTCTGGCATTTCTCCGGATTTGTTTTAATCCATTCCACTCTAACCAGTCTAGATTCCAGGCAGCCCACTCTTCATCTTTAGCTTTTACAGGTATAAATTGTAAAGGTTGGGTAATACTACCCATTCTATTCTGTTGAGTCTTAGCTCCTTTTTTTAATTGCAGTGCGTTATATACTTGCATAATTTCTATTTAAAATTTTTAAATGGAGATCTTTTAACTCCTTGCCCTCTATCATAATGTGTTTTACCAAGATGCCTAAAGGGACTATTATTTAAGTTACTAAAATTTTCTGACTTTTGCAAGTTTTTAGCTGCATCATCCATAATAACTCTTTTACCATAACCTATATTTGCTTGTTGTATTCTCATAAATGCCACAAGAGCACAAAAGGAAACTAGTCTATCCACATTGACACCCTCTGCATATTCTCTCATTTCTTTGAGAAGCATAGGATCTGGTATTCTCTCAATGCCATACTTAGTTTTTACAATAGTACCATCAGGTTTTGTTTCTACATCTAATTCCTCTCTGGTATATTCAATAGCATAACTAAGTAAATGTGCCTTAAAGAGTGTCCCTGTATTCTTCCAACCATACTCCTGAAATACATTAGCATTAGATCCAAGATCTTTTAAAAACATAATCTGACTCTTAGGTACTAAGTATCTTTGTTTCTTTCTAGATATCATGTACTGTATGAAGAGTGAGATGTTATTCTCTATTACTGTCCATGCATTATACCATTCTATTATCAATTCTAGTTTCTGATGGGTTTTATTTATATCATCAAACCTACCACACCAAGCAGCAACTATTTTGTCTTGTTCTATATATGTTTCTGTTTCAGTACCTGTAACCTTACTTACTTGAATAGGAGCTTTCATTATGTATATGGAACATAGTGAGTCTGAGGTAGTTGTCTTTCCCTCAGATACGGGGTCAATAGAAGCATAGTAATCTCTAAATTGAGGATCTTTAATAGGTCTTTCCCATACTACAAGAACACCAGTTTTATCTTCTAGTTTTTTAGGAACTGGAAACTCCATTATGGGTCTCCTATTTGTTGGCATAACTGCAGGTTTACCATTTGCATCTGCTGTTATATCTAAGAACTCATATGCATATTCTTTCTCTTCTATTCTTCTCTCCTGTGCAGCAACTAAGTGAGAAGGGAACACAGATACTGATCTATGATCAAAGGCTTCTTTTATATTTCTAGGGTGCTGAGATATCCTTAATTGATAATCTTCCGGGCCTAGTTCTTTCTTCCATTTCTCAAATTGTTCATCAAGAGCTTTTAATGACTCTTCTACAAGTGAATTACCATAAGGATCTATATATGGTGGCATTGACCATTGTTCAGGAATAAATAAACCTGACATACCTTCTGTACCTTTATCATCTAATAGATTAGTTTCTACAGCATATATATCTTTTGACATTGGATTAAGAATCATGTCTCTTAGTGGATTACATTGAGATAAATCTCCTACAGATCCTGCAGCTATAAATAAACCAGTAGTAATTAAACCTGATCTCATTGCTGGTCTCATGTACTCATATGTCTTATCCATCTTAGGAGCAATCCCTGCTTCCTCATGAAAGAAATATTTAACTGGACCCCCTACACCATTTGTAGGATCTTTCTCAAAGGACATGCCTTGTATGGTACCTTTAAGACCTACTTCTGTATTTCTATCTCCTTTCCTTACTTGAATCTTTTGTTGCCACATCATAACCTTGTCTGGGGACATAGGTCTGTACCATGCAGTGTGTTCATTTAAGAAAGCAGCATATTCCTGTAAGAACTTCCAAGATCCCTTCTCATTGATATAATCTTTAAGACTAGCTCCAATCTTTAGTGTGACCCCTGGTTCAAACCACTGCTGGTTTAGTAACTTGGCCATATGATAATA